CAGGCGCGGAAACTTTGTTACGAACTCACTTCGGTTTCGGTCAAGTGCGTCTGCCTATCTAAGCAGGACGTTTGCAGCGCCAACAAACTCAACCGTCTTTACTTGGTCTGCATGGGTAAAAAGAGGGAATCTTGGAGTTACAACCAGACTTTTTGGCGCAAGTACAACCACAAGTTTGGGGTTTAATTCAAACAATCAGCTTTTATTGACTCTTAACGGAACAGCCGCAGTCACCACGGCGGCAGCATATGCAGATCCGTCTGCTTGGTATCATATTGTTTATGCTCAAAATGGAGCGGCTCAGACAATTTATGTAAATGGATCTTCGGTTGGCACTGGAACGACTGCAAATACTGTTTTTAACACTGCGATTGCCCATCAGCTTGGAGCAGCAAATACTGCAAATTACTTCGACGGCTACCTCACAGAAGTCAACTTCATCGACGGTCAAGCACTAACTCCATCGTCCTTCGGTCAAATCGAGTCCACGACTGGCGTGTGGTCGCCCAAGCAGTATGTTGGCACCTACGGAACAAACGGGTTCTACCTCAAGTTTGGCAATACGACATCACCGGCGGCCCTAGGAACAGACACCTCTGGGAATGGCAATACTTGGGCGGTAAACAACGTGTTACTGACGGCTGGCGGGACATACGACAGCATGCTGGATGTTCCGGCGAACTATAGCGACAGCGGGAATGGCAGAGGGAATTATGCGGTGCTAAATTCGCTGGCTGTAGGTGCCTCTGGAACGGCTGGCTCTTCAGAAGCAAATTTAAGCATTTTAGGGGTAGGAACATTAAGGGGAGTTGGAACAATGCAGTTTCCTACAAGCGGGAAATGGTATTTTGAAGTTTCAAGTATTGCCTATGGAAACTCGGGAGCTGCTTATGTTGGCATAGGATCAACTGCTTCTCAAATTTCTACTGCTTATTGTGTTTATCAAACTGATGCCACAAAAAATACTACTGGTAATGTTGTAACTCCATATGGAACTACATGGGGTGCCGCATCAACAAATTCAGATGTTATAGGTGTCGCTATAGATCAAGATTTAGGAACAATAACATTTTATAAAAATGATGTAAGCCAAGGGGCAATAACTCACGGGATTGGAATAACGCTTTTCCCAATTATTGGAAAGTCAGGCGCAAATTCTGGCTTTATGCGAGTTAACTTCGGCCAACGTCCTTTCGAGCGCACGCGCCCCGCTGGCTTCCTCGCGCTTAACACAAACAACCTGCCTACACCGTCCATTGTCAATGGAGCCAACTTCATGGCTGCTACGACGTACACGGGCACGGCTGGCGTGCAATCAATCTTAAACACGGTGAATGGCGTGTCGTTCCAGCCGGACTTTGTGTGGATTAAATCACGGACGCCCGGAGCTACAAATCATGCGCTATTCGATTCTGTGCGGGGAACTGGAAAGTATCTTTCATCTAACTCGAGAAATGCTGAAACGACCAACGCAAACACGTTGACGGCTTTTAGCGCAAACGGATTTAGCCTCGGAACGGACACGACACTAGTCAACGCAAGTGCAAACTCGTACATTGCTTGGCAATGGAAGGAGAGTATACAGGCTGGATTAGATATTGTATCATTTACAACTTTGGCATCTGGAACTCAAACTATAAACCATTCACTTGGTGTTATTCCAGCGATGTATTTTATAAAATGCATAGGCGCAGAAAGTAATTGGGCGCTTTGGCATAAAAGTTTACCATCGAGCACCGCAAGTTTCTTAAATATTAATTTTAGTGCAAATCCTCCAGATGATGCTGGCATATGGGGAACTGGACCAACCTCTTCTGCTATTCAGGTAGAGATAGGAGCGGCTGCGGATCCATCTCAGCCATACATTGCTTATTTATTTGCTGAAATTGCAGGATTTTCTCATTTTAGCAGCTACACAGGAAATGGGTCGCCTGCTGGTCCGTTTGTGTTCTGTGGGTTTAGGCCAAGATTTGTGATGATTAAACGGACGGATGCAACTGGTGATTGGCAATTATATGACACGACTAGGTCAAATGGAAATGTAGTAACAGCTACACTTGCTGCAAATTTGACAAACGTAGAGGGAAGTTTTGCTTCTGGTTATGATATTGATTTATTGTCAAATGGATTTAAACTACGCGCTTCCGGTAGTGCGATTAATGCAACGGGCGGAACTTATATCTTTGCAGCCTTCGCGGAAGTGCCCAGCAAGTACGCTCTAGCTCGATAACTTTATGCCAAGAAAATCCGTATCACTTGCAGTAGGACGCGGCGAAAAGCTGCCTGTGTCTAAAGGTGCAGGCCTGACAGCAAAAGGCAGGGCCAAGTACAATCGAGCGACTGGCAGCAACCTGAAGGCTCCTGCACCTAACCCCAAGACAAAGGCTGACGCTGGCAGGAAGAAGTCATTCTGTGCTAGGATGGCTGGTGTCGTAGCCAAGGCTAAAGGCCCGGCAGAACGGGCTAGAGCAAGCATGCGGAGATGGAAATGCTAATATGAAGAAAGGACTCTACTCCAACATCCACGCCAAACGCGAGCGTATTGCTGCTGGCAGTAAGGAGCGTATGCGGAAGCCCGGATCAAAGGGTGCGCCAACCGCAAAGGCGTTTAGACAATCCGCCAAGACAGCTAAAAAGAAGTAAGTATGGACGAGTTTGTCACCAAAGTTCTTACTCACATCTTTGATCAAGGCTTAACGGTGTCGCTCCTGGCACTGGCGCTGTATTATCTGCACAGTAAACTAAACAAACTAGAGGTAAAGATCTCGGAGTGCGAGCAAGATAGGCTCAAGCTTTGGGAACGAATTGCCCAACTCCACGACTGATTATGAAAGAATACCTCAAACAACCATCTACTTGGCTTGGACTTCTTAAGTGGGTTCTGGCCGGATTTGGAGTAAAGACTGGTCACGTTGACGCTGTAGGCGCGGCAGCATTAACAATTCTCGGAACAATCGACGTTATCCGCAACGAGAACAAGTGATCGACGAACGGTCAGCCAAGCACATCTTAACCTTGCTCCCTGAAGTGCAGGGCGCATTTACGGCCTTTTTGCTCGATGCTAAAGAGTTGGCAGCCAAAGACGGCTTGGATTACAAAGTCATCTGCGGCACCCGATCATGGGATGAACAAGCTGCTTTATACGCCAAGGGGCGCACTGCTCCGGGTCCAAAGGTGACCAACGCCAAGCCCGGCTCAAGTATGCATAACTTTGGACTAGCCATCGACTGTGGCGTGTTCAAGGGCAAAGTGTACATGGATGGCAGCACACCCGCTGACGCAAAGATCGCTGACCTTATGCATAAGCACGCCTCCACACTCTGCGCCAAGCACAAGCTCCGTTGGGGTGGCAACTTCAAGTCTATTTACGATGCGCCTCATTTTGAGTATGATACTCCTTATTCTCTTGCTGATCTGCGTGTTCGCCGGGCCAAGGGGCAATCTTTAACTGCTTAATCTTATGCCCAAATCAATGAATGCAATGCTGGCCATCCTTGGTGGCCCCATGGGCGGCAAAGGCCGCTCCTGCCCTGAATGCGATTCTCCAATGGAGTCTGACAACACTTGTTCAGAGTGTGGTTACGGCGAAGAGGAAGAGTACGAGGGAGAAGAAGAAGGCGAAGATGAAGGTCATATGGAGCGCATGGTTGAACTGCGTGACGACCTCCAGCGGGTTGTAGACAAGCTCAGTAAGCTCATTTCCTAATGGCAGAAGAACTTCAAGCTGAAGGTGACGACATGTTTATTGGCTTTGCCAGTAGGCTTGATCCTGCAAACTTGAAGCCCGGCATGTTACAAGCCAGCTTTAACGCTCGCTTGCAGCGCGGCATTGCCCAGCCTCGTAAAGGCACCAAGCGCCTTACCGACAATGACCTTGCGCTTCTGACAATGGTTGGGTCTGGTCTGTACGTTGACGACGAGGGGCGTGACAATATCGTGCTGGTATTTACCAACGAGATGTACCTGTACAGGCCAGCTCAAGGGGCAGATCCTGAGTTTTTAAGTGATCCGTATTCATTTCCTTTTCCCAGAACAATTGCAGTAGGTGGTATCTGTGATGTCGTTACAGCACTCAATAAGATCTATATCTTTCGAGGCAAGTACGATAAAACGACATTCGCAGCCAGTGCGTCAAACCCAAGTATTGCTGCTGGAGGCACAGGGACGATCACAATCACCACTGTTGGCAATCACGGGTATTCCAACAACGACGAGGTTACTATCGGGCGCACAGTTGGCAGTGATGGTCCGGGGCAGGCGGTTACTAACAGCTATGTCATTACAGTGACTGGCCCAACCACGTTTACGTTTCAATACATCAACTACACAGGCTCAACTTACGCAGCTCGATCCGGCGAATTAGGATGGACAGCTCGACGCGGCAAGCCGCCGCTAATATGGGATGGGCAGGAAACGCTTTTATCTGCGCCGCAAAAGTTCATGGTGGATGGAACTACGGTGACAGGAATTACAGAGTCTGTGCCTTGCGCTGACTTTGGGCTGTACTTCCAGAACAGACTTGTCCTCAAGTATGGTGATTACCAAGTGTTGGTGAGTGACATCCTAAGCGAGCAGTGCGACACAACGCTCAATAACTTTATCATCAACACTGGCGGGAACGACTCGATTGTGGGGGTGTTGCCGTGGGTGCAGGACCAGTTCTTGGTCTTCATGACTAAGAGTATTTACGTTGTCTACGTTGATACCAACAACTTTGACATTGGCTCTCCTCCCGGAGCGCAGAGCAGCACAACTGTGGTGACAACCGAGATTGGCTGTCTGGCTAGACGTTCAATTGTGTCTGCTGGCCAGTTTGTCTTTTTCTTGTCTGCCAACGGCGTACACATGCTGACACCTCAGCTTGACCTGAAGCTGCTAGGCAACACGCTGCCGCTCAGTGAGCCAATTGCAGACTTCTTTGACACTGTAAACTACAACGCCGTTCAAAACTCGGTTGCGACCTACTTTAACAACCGCTTCTACATTGCCATGCCAACGGGCAGCGCAACAAGAAACGACAAGATCCTAGTCTACAACACACTTAACCAAGCGTGGGAGTCAATTGACTATTATCCGACTGGGTTGTTCCAAGATAACTTTATCTTGTCTGCGTATATCAATCAACGAAGGTTAATGATTATCACTAACTTTGCTGGAGGAGACCAGTATGGTGGAGTATTTTTGAGCGAGGAGCAAATCGAAGGTGATGAGTTTAATACATCTGTCGTAACTCCAGTACTCCCATTTAACTTGTTTCCAGCATCTCTTCAGCCAAATGGCGAGCCAGTTAAGACTGAATCCACAATTGCTACTACTCAAAACTTCATTCACATTCCAGCATCGATAAAGACTAGGGAGTATGCGTTTGGTGGAACTTCTGAAAAACGGTTTAGCCGAGGGGAGTTTACTTTCAACAACGTACAGAATGATTTTGTGCGGATCGATACGACCACTTACGACCCAGATGCCACCGAGACGGTGCTGGAGTACAGCTTTAGCGGCAATTCAGATGGCACGCTTCGCCCCCGCATTGCAGCCCGAGGAACGTCGATTGCTTGCACTGTAAATTTCGTTGTTGGAAGACCATCCTTGAAAAGTGCGGCTGTTTATGCTATAGCCGCTAATAGACCAATGATCTCGCAAGAATAACCTTATGCCAGCCCAACAAATCCAAAAAGGAACAACTTACGCGGATTTTCCAGCAGCGAACTCGCAGGTTACTGCCAATAACCTCAACGACCACGTTGATGACGCTGTTTTGTTGCCGGGTGCCATTTCAGCTCAAAACCCATCCATTCCACAAGTGGGCGATTTTGTCATCGCTGAACGCGAAGGATCGCTTTTTAAATATACACTGCAAAGTATAAGAACGTTGTTTTCTAGTTTGTTTGTGCAGCTTACAGGCGGAACAATGACTGGGCCGCTTATTCTGAATAACAGCACACCAGCAACATCCGCTACAGCAGCGAGCAAGGGGTATGTTGATTCTAAGGTTGCGTCGATTGTGGGTGTTCCAACGGGCACAATTATAATGTGGGGCAGTTTTAATTTCCCAGATGGGTGGTTAGTTTGTGATGGGCGATCAACGGCTGGGTTCCCGGCTCTTGCTGCCTACTACGGATCAAATGTGCCAGATTTACGAGGCGAGTTTGTGCGCGGGCTAGACCAAGGCAGAGGCGTTGATCCGGGGCGGGGAATCTTGTCTTTTCAAGCCCAAGACATCCAGCCGCACTCGCACCTTTACGGAGGCTTACAGCCACAGGGGTATGCGGGTGGCAATCAAATTTTAGCCACTGGCGGCACCGTTGCAAATACTAGCCTCACTGGAAACACTGAAACTCGTCCGCGCAACATTGCGCTTTTATTCCTTATTAAAGCATGACCGTTGCTGAATGGGAACAACTTGTCGATACACTATATGAGCAATGCCGAAACCATCTTCAACTTCTTGGACAAGTCTCCCGAGATGACGTTGACGGATATCTCAGCTTTTATGGTGTCCACGACAGTATTTATGTGGCTCGCCGCGACGGCATCATCACAGGCATCTCGACTACACATCCGGGCGTTAGCGACTTTAATTGGAAGTGGCGCAAGCAGGATGGCCTGTGGACGATCCACATGGCATGGGCAAGTGAGCCTGAAGCGGTTGCTCAAATGTTTAACCAGTTCTTTGAACGCAAATCACCAATCACGCAAGTGTGGGCATGGAGACATGATCATGCCATTCCAATAACCCCAAGGAAACTAGAAAGACTTTTATATGGGCGGAGGAAGTAAAACCCAAGTTGTACAGCAGCCAGCAGCTCCGAATTATCAGGAGTCGATGCGGTCTATT